TCACCGTTGCCATGTGCTGCACTCCTTATTGGCTGTTGTCTTTGAAAGATCCGTCTCGGGCGCAGGAAACGCAAAACGCCCAACGATGCGGCGACGCCACGGCAGACTCAGCGCGTTCTCCACCACCGCATGTCCGCCGTAGGCATGGATCACGCTGGCCTCCGCCCCCACGCGCCCTGCGATGCCAAGATGCTTGGCCACAGCGCCCGATTTCATACGAAACAACAGCACATCCCCCGCAGCCTCCTCGGCGAGCGATTTTGGCAGCAAATAAGTTGCCGCCGCCTGCCAGAGCACTTCCTCATTGCGCGCTTCTGCCCAGTCCTTTGTGTAGGGCGGCACCAAAGCGGCCTCTTGGCCGTAAAGCCTGCGCCACACCCCACGAATAAGCCCCAGGCAATCCGTGCCTGCGCCCATCAGGCTTGCCTGATGGCGATAAGGCGTCCCAATCCAGCGTCGGGCGATTTCCACCACCTGTGCTCCGTCCGCTGTGTTCATCGCAAACTGCCTCCGGTGTTGCTGCCACTCTTGGTGGGATAACTGGTGATCCAGTCTTCACCGGGAATGTCGGGAAACCCTTGAAAGTTCAGCCTGTTGCTAAATTTCGCCCCGCAGGTTGAAAACCGCTTATCGCAGCCCGCAATCAGACGCAGTTGATCCCCAGACGCCAGCGCAGTCGGCATCGGCTCCCACAGCTCGACCACACGCCAGCCACCCTCAAAAGTATCGCGCTTGATCAACCCCGTGAGCCCGTCTGCCGCACCGCTGAGCACGCGCAGCTGACCATGTGTGAACCATCCCGGATCAAAACCCGACAGAGTGCTGAACCGAAACACGCTGCGGCCGCGCAGCTCTTCCACCACCGGGTCCGCTACCATCGCAGGGTCGGTCACATCCACCCCGCAGGACGCATCTCCCAACACGGCGGTGCATGCCCTTTGATAGCCCCGCCCACGCGGCATATTCAGCCGTTCTGACAACCCGCGCAGCTCGGCCACAAAAGCACCACCGGCCTGCCGCATCTCCCCGATGGAGCCGCGAAACAGCACACTGCGCTCAGTGGGCATCGCCCAGTTCACCAGCCAACAGGTGATCTCCGCCCCATCCAGACGCCCCGCTGCGATATCCTCGGCGCGCACCGAAGCATCGCTGAGCACCCCAACCGCCTCACTGTTGTCCACAGCCAACCCGGTGCCTTGCTCAAGAGCGCTCGCCGTCAATCCAGTGGAGGCGCGGAAAGCAAAGCCTTCAAAGCTCAGATCCCGATCATGATCCGTGAATCCCAGTCTAACACCGTCACTCCGCTCAATCCCCCAGGCGCGCGCAACCGTTGTGGCCCCGCTTTGAAGATGCGCTAAAAGCTCTGTTTGAAACGCCATCAGCCCCGCACCTCGACAATCGGCACATTGGGCACATCGCCCGCCTTGAAACTCGCAACGCTGGTCTGGATCTGATCCGTGTCAAAACGCACCGGCACATCAAACTCGAACCCTGCGGTGACCTCAGAGCCGACAGCAGGAGGGGAGATCAATGTAATCTCGCCAGTCTCGCTGTTCACTGTGAAGTCGTTGCCTTCCACAAGCGCAACACCGTCCACGCCGACCCGCACAGTGCCCTCTACCGGTTTGTGGATCGGCCGCGCATAGCTCTGCGCACCGGATACATAGGTTTTTATAATTTGAAACAGCGTGTTGCCGCCATCTCCTGATCCGATCACCTGATCATCAAACCGCACATCCTGAGACACTGGGCATGATTTGTAGTCCGACCAGTCTTTCCAGCGAAACCCGTTGAGCTGCCCTTGCCGCGCCTCAAAAAACGCAATCAACGTCCCTAGGTCATCCACAGAACGCATCGCCAAGCCTGCATCATAGCTGCGCCGCGAATGCGCCCAAGGCGTGTTGCGCTCCTCAAATCCATTCACCAGCGTCACCACCTCCGTGCGACGCTGCGGCCCTCCTACGGAGCCAAAACTCAACGTCGTGGGAAACTGCACCTCATGAAAACTCATCGCGCCCTCCTATCTGTTGCGTTGCGCCCGTGCCAAAGCCCGGCTCATCTGCGTCGCGATCTGCCCTTTGGAGCGCTGAAAACTCTCGGCATCCGGCGTTGAGACATTCACCACCACTTGCACCGGGACCGCCCCCTGCGCGCTGCGCACGCCAAGCTTTCCATCCGGCCCGCGCGACAGCGGCAAAATCGCTTCGGGGCCCGCTTCCCCCATCAAGCCGCGCCCACCACGCATGGGAAAGCTCACCGGCCCGTTCACGACGCCCCCATTGGCGAAGGGCATTACGCGCCCCTGTGTGAAACCGGCCCCATCCGCAAACGGCAACAGATCCCCCAGAAAACTGCCAACACCACTGGTGATGACCTGCCGAAGCTGATCCTGAACCGGCCGCGCTGCACTGCGATACGCTGCATTCACCATGCTTTGCGCCAGATTGCTCAGCGCGTCTGAAAGCTTGGCGCCATCAAACACAAGACCATCAAAGGCTTTGCGCAACCCGCGGTTCATGCTCTTTTCAAGGCTCGCCGCATCCTGACCCGTCGCGCTCAAAGACTGCTGCATCCGCCGCAGCGCCCCGTCAAAACCGGCCACCATCGCCGCCGCATCGCCGAGGCTGCCTTCCAACGCCTCAATCTCTCCGTCAAAGGCGTCAAAATCATCCATCTTCTGGCTCCTCATATTTGTCTGGATAGGCGCGCAATAAGGCGTCAAACCCTGCGCGAGTGAGCGCGCTCTGGCCGCGCCCCTCTCCCAACAACAGCGACAATTCCGCTGGCGTGAGCGCCCAGAAGTCCGCTGGTGTCAGTCGCAATCCGCCAATCCCGGCGCGCATCAGTGCAGGCCAGTCAAACCGCGCCATCTGTCTCTCGTGCGCCATGGACCTCCGGCGCGCCAAATGCGCCAACCAACAGCTGCGCGGCCACCCGCGCCGCCTCCATCGGCCCACCTGCAATATCCGCCTGCATCAGCTCGTCTTTCACTCCGGCCCATCCGCCACCGCGCAGCCCGGCCAGAATCAGCGCCAGCACATCACGGCTCGCAAACGCTCCGTTTTCAAACCGCGCAATCAAGGCCACCAGCGTGTCTTCGCCAAGCTGCGCCTCAAGCTCCGCAAGCGCCCCCAATGTGAGCTTGAGTACATGACACTGCCCGTTCATCGTCAGCGTCACTTCACCTGCAAACGGATTGGCCATTTTTACGCCGCCGCAAAGCTCAGCGCCCCGGCGCTGGCCATTGCCACCTCATAGGTTGCTTCGCCGTCATGGCTGCCCGCATACTCGATGGACGTGATCTGAAACGCCCCTTCCACGATGCCAAAATCGGGAATAACCACCTGAAAGTTCGGTGTTTCCCCGTCAAAGAAGATCTGGCGCGCACGCTCATCCGTGGTGGCGTCTTTGAACACCCCCGATCCACTCAGCGCCGCCGATTTCACCCCGGCTCCTGCCAGCAACTCCCGCCAGCCTCCCTGGCTTTCAAGCGAGGTCACATCCACGCTTTCCGCGTTAAAACTGAGCCGTGTCGCGCGCAGCCCCGCCACGCTCTCAAACTGACCACTCCCGGTCAGATCTACCTTGATCAACAGATCTTTGCCGCTCTGTGCACCCATCATCTCTCTCCGAAACTTAGCTTTGATCGTCCTCGACCCGCGCCCGAAACCGCAGGTCAATCCGACGCAGATTTTTCTGCGTGTCCCGTCTGGCCGTTGCGCGATCAAAGACGAGAAACACCACACGCCCACGCGCCAAGGGCAGCCGATTGCCAGTCAGAATGTCACTGATTGCCGCCCCAACGGTCTTGGCGCGCGCAAATCCTGTCGCCTCGCAGACAACGGAGACAACAAAGCGATGCTCCGCGCCGCCGCTCAACTGATCAGAGCGGTCCCGCACGGTCTCTGCGCCCAGCGAGACAAACAGCTCAGGCACCTGACCGGCAGGCATCGCGTCATAGATCGCGCCATTCACCAGACCATCCAGAGCCACATCCGCCTGGAGCGCCTGATACACTGCCGTCTGAAGCGCTGCGCCTGACCCATAGCTCATTGCGCTTCCTCCTCGGTGGCGTGGCAAATCAGGTAGCGCCCAAGGCCATCCACCTCCGCCACAGCCTCGATTGTGAAAATCCTAGCCCCGTCGCGAAACCGGCAGTCCGGCATCGGGCGCATCTGCGACCCGACCGGAGCCCCGCGCAGCGTGATCTTGTAACGCACGCTGCTCAGCGACATGTCCCCGCCATCACGCTCCCGCCCGCTGCGCAGGCGCACGTCGGCCCAGACCGTTCCAAGAGCTTCCCATGTGCGGGCAAAGCCGCCTGCGCCGTCCGGTGCCGCCAAGGGCCGCTCCAGTACCAGCTTGCGCGACAGCGTCACTGCTTTGACCGCCGGGCTCATTGGTCTGCCCCCAGCCCCAAGCGAACCGCGCGATACCGCTCCAGCAAACTGGTCACGCCAAACGGCATACAGCCTTCACTCAGCGTGGTTTCCTGCCGGAACTCATAGTAGTGCGCCGCCAACAGCAGAATCGCTTGCCGCAAGTCTGCAGGGATCTCTGCCCAGGTTGCGCCGAACCCCGCCTCAAAGCGCAGGGTCACGCTGCCGTTGGTGGGGATCCCGGGCAAGGCTCCGGCCACACCGCGCACCGATGGTCGATGCGTGTCCTGCACAAGCTGGTAAGCACTTGAAGCGACCGTCACAGCCACGCCCTGCGCATCTGTCAGCGTCACTTCAAGGATTTGCGTGACCGGCGCCACCGGAAGCCCCTGCGCCACCCCATCGCGCCAGCCATAAACCGTCCAGCCAAAAGTCCGCCGGATCAGGATTTTGCCGGTGCGCGCTTCCACAGCGCTCATCGCTGCACTCAGAAAGCTTTCCAGCACGCCGTCCTGCAAACTGTCTTCCGCAAAGCCGCTGCCAAGCCGCAAATGCTCCTTGAATGCAGCCACCGGCAAAGCCGAAACAGGCACCGAAGCTTCTTCGATTAACATCATGGAATAACTCCAAATATTCTCACTTACGGTCAGAAGGGCGCGCGTCCTCACGTCGCTTCAACGGAGGGGGTAAGCCAGACAACGTGACGCAGTCCGACGCGCGCCCGGGGCTTGGAGGATCACCCCCGCGCCCACCCGGGAATTACGACAAGGCAAACCGCAAAAATTTGATCGCCGCAAAATCGCTCACGTCGCCGCCTATGCGTTTGGTGGCATAGAAAAGCACATGAGGTTTGGCGCTGAAGGGATCGCGCAGCACGCGCAGATCAGGCCGCTCCGCCACAGTGTAGCCCGCCGCAAAATCTCCAAAGGCAATGGCGTCTGCGCCGCTGGCAATGTCCGGCATATCTTCGGCAATCAGCACCGGATAGCCGAGCAATCGCGCCGGCTCTCCCGCCGTTAATCCGTCTGACCACAGGAAGCGCCCGTCCGCGTCTTTCAACTTACGCACCGCTCCGGCGGTCTTGGAATTCATCACAAAACTGCCATTGGCGCGATACTGCGCCCCCAGCGCATAGACCAATTCCACCAGCGCATCCGCACCGTTGAAATCCCCGTCCGCACCCGTGGCCACATAACCGATGTTGCCCCAGCTCCAGCTTGCTTCGGCAACGGTGGGATAGGTCATGATCCCCGTGGGTTTGTCCACCCCATCCCCGTTGATGAAGGCCGCCGCTTCAGCGCGGGCAAACTTGTCGGCGACCCGACCCGCTAGCCAGCCTTCAATGTCAAACGCACTGTCATCCAACAGCCGCTGCGAGGCTTTGGGCAGGGCCGAAAGCTCATGCAGCGGAATGGCAATGCGCTCGATATTCGGCGTGCCGGTTTCAGCGGTCGCGCTGGTCTCATCCGCCCAGCCCGCGCCCACATCAGAGCTGTCAATCAGCACATCATAAGAGCCCGCCTCAACCGTCACCACATTGGCAATCGCGCGGATGCTCGCGGTGCTGTTGAGCACGGATTTGATGGTCTCTGCGGTCTGCGGATCCACCAGATAACCGCCATCGCTGTTCACACTTGAGGACATAGCCTTGTCCTCAAGCTCAAGCCCACGCAGCCCGTCATCTTCCCCTGTGCGCAGATAGGCGTCAAACGCCTTCTGATGGGGCGCGTCAAAGTCGGTGGCTGCGGCCAGATGTGGCCGCGCCGCGGAAATGGATTTGCGCTCTAACATGGTCAATCGCTCTTTCTGCTGTTTCAACTCTGCTTGAATGTCACCTGTGAAGGCACTCAGATCGCTGGTGAATTTCTCCACCGCATCGGTCACATCCTGGATCGAAGACACATCTTCTCCGATCCGAGACTCGGTCTCGGTTTTCGACATCTTCCCGTTCTCGCTACTGTTGTTTCGCGCGCTCTAACGCGCTGTCATCACACGGCTGGCGTCTTCAAACGCAGCCACCATCGCGCGCAATGCAGGCATCGCGCCGTCCTCCTTCGCGGTCAGCCGCGCGCTTGGCAGCATCGGAAACGTCACCAGGGACACCTCCCAAAGCTCAAGCTCCTGCAAAAGCCTTTGGCCTTTCGCACTCTTCGCCGCCTTCTGCGTGCGGTAGCCAATCGACAATCCGTCAATCGCACCGGCCGCAATCAAAGCCATCGCTTCACGGCCTTTGGCCACACTCTCCAGCAGTCGCCCTTTGACCCACAGCCCTTTGCCGTCCTCGCGCACCTCATCCCAGATGCCAATCGGCTCACGCGGATCATGCTGCCACAGCATCTTCACCTGACGTCCGCTTTTTGAGAGCGCCTTCAGCGACTTGGCGTAGGCACCGCGTTGCACCACATCGCCACCCTGGTCTGGCGCATCAAACAGGCTGGCATATCCGGCAATCACATTGCCATCTTCCACCTCCAGCCCTTTCCCGACGCGCGCGAATTTGGTTTCAAGTTCCATCTGTTGCTGCATCCGCTTCCCTCTCACTTCGCCAAATGCGCCTCACGGCGTCACGCTCATCAGCGACTGGACGGCCTGAGACAGGATCACGCCAACCACGCCATATACTGTCAGCCAAAGCCGCCGCTCCAAGCGCTCCATCAGCTGCTCAATCTTGTCCAATCGGCGGTTCAAACTATCAAACTGCAACTTTGCCACCCGCTCATGCGCCTCAAGCCGCAGACCCGGCGCACAGTCAAAATGCTCAAAACCGTAGCGCGGCTCACGCATCGCCATCCTCAGCCGCGGGCGCAGGCAGACCCAGCATCGCGCGTTTCTCCGCCTCGCTCAGAAAATCCGCCCCTGCGATGCGGGTCCAATGCGCCTCCCGCTCCGGTGCCAAGGCCGGCACCTGATCCAGATCGGGTTTGAGCTGCAAAGCCTCGCCGGTATGTTGCGCCAGCCAAGTCCCCACCGCCGCCGTGACCCGGCTCGCCAGAGGCAGAACCGTCAGGCGGTAGAACGCGCGGTTCGCCTCCTGATAGTTCGCATAGGTCGCGTCTCCGGGGATACCAAGCAGCATCGGCGGTACGCCAAATGCCAAGGCAATCTCCCGCGCCGCGGCCTCTTTGGTTTTCTGAAACTCCATGTCGCTTGGTGAAAACCCCATGGGCTTCCAGTCCAAACCACCTTCCAGCAACATCGGCCGCCCTGCATTGCGCGCGCCCTGATGGTGGCTCTCCATCTCGCTCACCAGCCGGTCATATTGATCATTGCTCAGGCTGCCATGCCCCTCATGCCCCTTGTAGACAATCGCGCCGGACGGTCTCGCCGCATTGTCGAGCAATGCTTTGGACCAGCGCGAGGCACTGTTGTGCACATCCATCGCCATCGCCGCCGCCTGCATGGGCGACAACCCATAATGATCGTCCTGAGGGTGAAACATCTTGATATGGCAAATCGGAGAGACATCCCCCACCGCAAACCGATGTTTGCGCGCGCCCACCACATATTCATAAGCAATCGGCCAGCCGTCATTGCCCGGCACCACGCTCATGCGGTCAGAGCGCAGCACATGCAGCTCTGCAGGCGCCTCCGCCGCACCTGAAACCGCTTCGACATAGCCATTGCCCGAAAGCAGCAACTGCCCATAAAGCGCCTCAAACAGTTCCGCATGTCCCTGCCCGCCATTGGGCCGCACCAAAAGCGCCAGTATGGGATGATCCTCAAAGCGTGCGCGGCTGTCCTGCAAGACCACCGGCAAGGCCGCAGCGGCCTCGGCAATCATCCGGACACAGCGAAATCCCACCGGATTGCTCGCAAAGCCTGTGCGCGTGAGCGATACCGTATCGCGCGGGCTCCAGGCCACGCGCCCTGCACCGTGCCAGGCCACAAGCGGCCCCGTGGCGCTTGCCTTCTTCTCAGGCGTCGCTGTCACGGGGGCCTTTGGCTCTGTGCCACGCTGAAAGATCTTTCCTAGCATTTATGACGCTCCCATTCTGAAGGTTCTTGCGCTGTCGCATCCCGCCACGCGTTTGGCGTTTTGACCCTGACAGGTATCTAAAATTTGTCTTAACTTGCGACTTCCTGATCGCACGGTCGGTGTTGCGCAGCTCACAGCTCGCGCAGTCTCGGCCGCCGCCAATGTGCCGATGGCGCAATGATCAGCTCATGCAAGGCCCAGACCAGTGCATCCACGCGATCCGGGCTGCCTTGCCCCGCGAAACCCTGGGTGGTCATTTCACACATCTGATCTTCGAGCGTCTCAAGCCCGGCCATATGGGTCACACGCGCTTGTTCATAAAGCGCAGCCACAGGTTCTGCCCGCGCAGCCTTTCTGCGGCTGGCGCGCACCGCTTTGTAAGGCACCAACGGGTCAATCTGATTGATGACCGCTTGCACCAGATCCCCACCCTGATTGACCTCCGCCACCAGCCGGTCCGCGCCCCAGCTTTCCATCGCGGTCAGCGCCACCCGCGCCCAGGTATCCGGGCTGGCGGCCCGCACACTCACGTCATCGACCACACAGGCCCGCCACTCTTGCACCGCTCCTTTGGTGCAGGCGCCCACCACAATGATCCCGCATTCATCAGACCCCGCATGCCCGCTCACCGGCGGATCCACCGCCACCACGATCCGGTCCATCTCCGGCAGCGCCTCACATCTGAGGCCCTCCAGCTGGCTATGTGTCCAAAGCGCGCCGTCCATGTCCTCCAGCAGCTCTCCGGCAAGCTCCTGCCGCCCCAGCCGTGTACCGGCATAGCGCGCCTCGACTTCTCGCAGGAAACTCTCTGCCAGATACGCCCTGTTGGCCTCAGTCGGCGCGCTGGTCTGCACCGTGCTGTCCGCCTTCAGCAGTTTCTTGAGCACGGCTACATTGCGCGGCGTCGTTGACACCACCTGCTGCGGGTTCTCGCCAAGCCGCAGCGCAAACTGCAACATGTCCCACGTCGCCTGCGCATTGCGCCACTTCGCCAGCTCATCCACCCAGGCCGCATCAAATTGCGGTCCGCGCAGGCTCTCTGGATCATGGGCAGAAAACGCCTGCGCAATCGCCCCATTTGGCCAGACAAGCCTGCGCCGCGCCGCCTCCCAAACAGGTCGCCGATCCGGCGGCGCACAGGCTATCAGCCCGCTTTCGCCAAAAATCATCACTTCGCGCACCTGATCTATGGTCTCTCCGACCAGAGCCACCCGCCGCGCCTGTCCCAGATCATGCGGCTGCGCGCCTTCCACCATACTGCGCACCCATTCAGCCCCCGCGCGCGTTTTGCCTGCCCCGCGCCCTCCCAGGATCACCCAGGTCTTCCAGTCGCCGTCGGGCGGCAGCTGATGCGGCAGCGCCCAGAAATCAAACAAAAAGGGGAGCGCCAACAGCTCCCCCTCACTCAGACTGTCCAGAAAAGCCGCCTGAACCTCGGCAGGTTCGGAGGCGATCCAGGCGGCACCGGATCGAAGTTCGTGCCGCATCGAGGTCAAGGGGGCTGCTTCGGGCGGCATGGCCCTGTCTTGCATCGCGTTCTTCAAAGTCTGCCTCCATCAATAAGGCCAACCGGATGCACTGCCGCAGATGACCATAGACCTGCGTTGCCTCGTCAAACTGTGCCCAATCCTCTGCGCGCAGCGCGTTATGCACACGCAGCAGATCTTGGTTGAGATCGGACAAAGTCTTCCGAAGCACGCCCAATTCAGGATCAAGCGTGCGCGCGCCCGGGGGCGGAAAATAATGTGTCATTGGTGCTCATCGCCTCTCATGCGCAGTGATCCCCTCCGCATAAGTCCCCATCCAACCCGCGCTTTCGGCAGAAAGCCGCCAACCAGAGGTGGTCCAGCATGGACCAAACGCTATGAAGCATCGTGTCTCAAGTCAATATTTTAAGCACTTACAGTCACTTAACGCACCGTGCGCAGACCGTTGCGCATCCGCTTTGCAAAACCGGAAACGCTGTGTTTCCTGATGCCAAGCAATGCGCCACATTCCCGGCCTTATCGATTTGTAGAGGTTTGTGCGGTGGGGTGCTCAAAGTGTCATTTTGAGGGACCAAGTCATGGGTACGACTTTTCTTTCCAAGCTGTCATGGCGCGGAAAACTGGCGCTCGCCGCTGCGCTGCTGCTCATCACTGTGCAGGCAGGCCCGGCGGCAGATGCGATCACCAATACCTTTCAGAAACCAGCGCCCATCGAAGTGGAGATGGAAATGCGCCCAGAGGACATTTGCTAA